AAAAGCCCCCTGCACCCCTTGAGCCATCTGCTGGCTTGCAACCATTTGCGTTTGCGCCTGTTGAGCAGCCGCCTGCTGACGCATTTGCGCCTCCATAGCAGACTGCTGCTGCTGAGCCTGAGCCTGCTGAAGCAAGCCCTGAGCCAATTCACGCAAGCCAGACCGGAAGGGTTGACGGTAAGCCATTCAGCACCTCACATGCTAACCATTTCCATCAATTGCTTTTCAGTCAATCGAGGAATGGTGGGAACGGGTTGAGCGGTAAACGTTGGAGCGCTAACGGTAGGCGCACGCACGCCAATAGGCTGCGTAGACACTACAGGAGCCGCTGGAGCAGTAACGCCAAACATGCTAGGCGCACGCGTCTCACTAGCAACTGGCTGCGGTGCGAACACGGGCGCACTTACCGTTGGCGCAGTTACGCCAAAGTTAGGCGTCATGCGTTCAGTTCGCATCGGCTCAAAAATGTTACCCGGCATTCCAACACCCATATCTCCAGGCGACATGCCCATGTATTGATCCATCATAAGATTCCCGGTTCCAACGCCAAACTCAGGCATGGCACCCTGACGCTCACGCAAACCCAACTCACCAGTCAACCGCCGCCACCAAGAATCAAGCGACTGACTCAACCGCTGCGGCGTACCCTTCAAGTAATCAACCCACTCGCTAAACGAACCAAACGTTCGACTGGGCACCGCGCCAGTTTCATCCGGTTGATTCCACATTTCACCCAACGCCTGCTCGAACTGCTGCTCACTCATGCCCGCAGGCAATGCCCCGCCAACGCCACCATTTACGGTACCGCCAAAAGTGCCAGGAGGCGTTATCGTCCCACCGCCAGTACCCATCATTTCCCGGTACAAGTCACGCAACTCACCCGGATTGTACGGAAGATCAGCACCAAACGCCTCATCCTGATAAATGTTCGCAATCGAACCCAATCGCGCCAAATCCGCACTCGTCAACTGCCCAAGAATACCCGCCTGCCCCATCAATTGCTGCATGCGATTCTGAGCAATCTGCTGCGCAAGACCCATCGTCACATCACCAGCAAGGCCACGCTGCTGCCGCGCACCATACCCGCTACTCGTCAAACCTTGCGAGGCAAGCGCAGCACCCAATTGACCCGAGCCGCGCTCCAACTCACGCATGGCAGCCTTACGCAAGTCCGCCTCGCCGCCAGGAGCCATGCGGCCAGCAATGTCCTCAAGGCCCGCCATGCCGCGCACGTCACCAAACATGGCTGCCACGTCTTCAAGGCGTGCCGCGCGACGTTGTGCTTCCTGTGAACGGCGAATGTTCTCCAGCTCTTGGCCTTCTTGAGCCAAGCCTGCCGATTCGCGCATCCACTTCATTGTTTCTTCAAATTGCCGACGTTGTTCAGCAAGGGATTCTCGAGATGTAGCGGCTTGTTGAGCGCCAGCTTGCCGTGTAGCACTAGCTTGCATGCCGCCCGTTAGTAGGTTTCCTAAAAAGCCAAACAAAGTACCAAGAGGCATAATAATCTCCTATCGCTGACGATATCGCGGCTGGAACTCAATGACAATAGGTGGCTCCAACACAAAATCTCGAGACACACTACTAAACTCAAACTCGAAATCCGCCTGAGAATCCACCAAACCGCGCGGAAGCGTAAACACGTACTTCGACCCTCCAGTATTCAAACCACTCACCACACCCGAAATACCCCTAACGTTATACCGCAACAACGGCAAACCCACCGTGCTAGCCGTGTAATTCAATTCAATACGCCGCCACAACTTCATCAAATGCTTATCCCCAAGGCTCAACCCACGCCACTCAACAACCGGGTTCGTCATCAAATTACTATCAAGCACCTCAAGGTACCCGCCCACGTTGTACCGAGTGCCTCGCGTTGGGCACAAGCAAGCACTAATCAAGTACCGCAAGTCCTCCCGCTCGTCAAACACGCAATTCGTCCACTGCTGCACAATCACGTCAAACCGGAATACCCGACCGGCATTTGTCAAGCCAACCAAGTGATTCCGCACGTTTTCCCCAACCACCTGCACGAACGGATCATCCGGCAACCACACCGGCTGGCTAATGTTCACGAGTGACCCGCCGAAATCCACGTCACCGCCACCCAGGCTGACCGCGTACACTTCACCCCGGTAAACCGGCATGACCACGCTACCCAAGCGGCCTGGAATGACATTCCTGTCGTTACCTAAAGTGCCGGTGAGGCGTTGCACGGCGAAATCCATATTGTCAGGATCGCCCCGCACGAGGAACACTTCGTTCTCCATGAACACCACGAGTCCTGCTGGGGTGGAGGTAAGGCCGGTAATTCGCGTGCTGCTCAAGGGTGACAAGCGCACAAAATTGTTTACCGTGCCGCGGTTAACGCTGCCTACTTCAGAATAAATGAGCGTCAAGTTGGGTTTCGTGATGGGACTGCCGAAAATCTCCGGCAATCTCGGGATGGACGCGACAATCATGTTGGCGCTGTTTGTGGTCGTCCAGGTTTCCCCAGACGCGCTAGTCCACGAGGTCAAGTTGGTGCTTGGATCGTAGTCTTGAATGCGCCCGGAAGCCAAGACGGTACTGCCGTTGCCGCTTACAATGCTCGATACCTTCAAGTAACGCTTGCCATTAGTGGTAATAGGCAAGTGCGCTGCCGGAAGGGCTCCTAGGGCAAACTGCGTGTCGTCAGAGGCACTGTAGGCGGTCCAATCGGCAAAGGCGTTCGTGTCCGTGCCCACTAGGGTGTTCGTGCCGGTAATGGACAAGGTTGGCTCGCCAGCGGCAATCTCATAAGAGCAAATGCTGGTAATGGAACCGTCGCCATTATCGGTAACACTAATAATTGTAAACCTAATGCGTAAATTACGCACAAGCACATCGTTATTAATAATGGTGCCTAATTGCATGGTGGACAGCACAACCGGCTGCTCCAGCAGCAAGTGCGCCGTTGCATCATTTGCAGCAAAATACACCCGGAATAAAGCAGTTGACTGCCCAGGCTCCCAATGCAAGTACCCGAACAAACTTTCATCCGGATTGCCATCATTCGTGTTACTGAACAACTCTACAATGATAGGTAGCGTTCTGTGCGTGCGTTGCGCGTACAATTCCTGTATCCGCAACTCAACAAAGTCACCCGACGCTGCAAGACCCTTGTCCGCAGTAGCCACATCACCGTACTGCCGCAAGGTATCCGGCCCGCCACCGTTCACGAACATGTACCCACCCGATCGAGTCAAAGCCGCAGACGGCAGGAACGGCAAGAATGCCTCCTCGCTAGCGGGACCCCAAACGCGCCCATTGTGCGCTTCCACGCGCCCACCAGCAAAGTTCAACAGGACATCCTCAGTCGGAAGGAACGTTCCAGGGTCCTCAAGTACAACCTCAGGCTCATTCACCCCGTTACTAACGGTAATGGCAAATCGCTCGTACGAAGCGCTTTCAAGCGGCTGCGCAGAATCACGGTAGTAAAACCGCAACACGGTACCCTCGGGGTAAATAGTGTCCGATTCAATCGTGACATCCGTAACGTTCCCGCCAGTAATTGTGTGGTTATCCTGCCCGACCGCATACACTACCAACCCGTTATCCGTCGGAGCCTCAACCGTCCACAAGAACTCATACGTGCCATCAGGAATAATTACGGTGCCTGTCGTACCGTCCGTAAACGTCACGGCACCCGCACCCAAACCATTTGTAATTGCATCAGTAGTCGTTCGGTACCAAGCGCCACCGCTGTACCCGCCATCAACTCGACGCCAAGGCGCAAGCACCCCAGAACGCGGAGCCAACGCCAAATCACTCTCATTCTTAAACACATCCCCAGTCAAACTAATCAACTGGTTGTTCGCCCACAATTGCGGCCCGCTAACCAACGCCAATGCCGCCTCGTCATACGCCAACAACTCACTCAAACCAAAATCTGGACTCGGCTGCCACTCGCTAGCCATTGGATCGTTATTCTCGTACAAGAGGTTATTGCCGTCCTCTTGCAGAAGCATGCTTAAACTGCGTTCCCCAAGCCACGCCTCGTTAATACCCCCCAAGGGTATGTACCCACCCGACCGCTTAAACTGTACGTTACGAGCAAAATCAGGCGCATCCGTCGTGCCCTCAACGGCATTACGGTTCGTACCCTGAAGTTGCTCAATAACGTACTTTTCCATTAACCAAGCCCCATCGGATCGTAAGGACCAGCAAACATGCTGTTGAGCATTTGAGCATCCATACCCATGCCACCACCCATGCCCATTTCGCCACCCATGCCCAATTGCGCCATGGTGTCAAGCTCATCCTCAACCTTCTCGCGCTCCTGAAACAACGGCAACTTCACCGTATTACCAGTTTTTGTAGCCCGCAAGGCTTCCAACCGACTAAGGCCGTAATACTGCTGCAAGTACTTAATAAAACCCTCACCAAAAAGCTTCTGATCAACCATTAGCCTCTCCCCGATTGAATCACATTGCGTCTATACAAAGGATTCACCGCCGTAATCACACCGTGATTCGACGCGCCACGAGCCTCACGCATGCGCCGCTCAAACTCAAACAACATCGCCTGAGACTGAGTCAACAACCACGTCGCCCGATACGCAAGAATGTCATGAAACGACTCCAACCGACCATTAAACGGCTCATCCGTCAACTCAACCATCTTCGTCGGACGCACCACGTACGTGATACGAAACGACTGAACATTTTGACTGTCTGGCGGCGGCACAGGATAAGGCGTAGCAATCTCATACGTTGGATCATGCACGATAAACCGCGCCTCAGACGCAGGCTTCTCGTACGTCCACGACGGCTCGTACACGCTAGCCGTATTGAAATCCCACACGGGAATCTGCTTACTACTCGTCACGTCCCCGTTCGAATCCAATTGCAATGCGTACACGGCCAGCACGCCCTCATCCCGCGCATCTGACGGCCAATTAAACGCACCAATACTGTTTACTGCCGGGTAGAACACCGTTTGAATAGGTGCCCGCAAGTTGCGACTCACGTCCTCCTGAGCCACATTCAACGCCTGCAATACCGCACCGTCAGTCAAATCCTGCCGCTGCGACAGCAACCGCACCATATCAATCAACTCAGCAACCTTCACGATTCAGCCACCTCCTCGCCCATCACGCGATTCAAAGGAGTCTTATTCAAGAACAATGAAAACTCCTGACTCATGCGTTGCTCACGCTGCATCCAATACGATGCACGCTCAGTCTCCAAGCTTGCATCGAACGCCTTAACGGCAGCCCTGAACACCACAAGCTCATGATAAGCCGGGAACAACCCGTTCCACACGGGCGTTGAATCGGTTGCATTGCTCACAT